CACGGCGAGCCGTTGGTTATTGTGTCGCTTCCGGCGCTGGTCCACGTGTCGGACCACGTCCATTCCGGTTGAAGGTTCTGATCTCTGAACCACTGGTTGTAGATCGTGAAGTAGCCGAAGAACGGAAGCGCGTTTACGGTCAGTCCGGTGCCTGTATACAGCTGCGGGAGGAGACCGAAGTGGTCGGGGCACGACCCGACGGGGACGGTGAAGCCACCGTTGTAGAAGATGATTGTTGGCACCGTGAGACCGGTGTCGTTTCCGGTAATGAAGTCTTCCCAGTCTGGCCAAACGATGCGGTTTGGTACGAAGAAGTAGAAGGTTTCGAGGTCGAGGTCATCGACCACGGGTGCAATTGGAGTTGCAAGGCGTGCCATGATTGATTCTTTGTGCTGCCAGACGTCTCCGGGGAGGACTTCTTCGCACATGATTGGCACGAGTTCTGAGGCATTGAATGCCTGTTTGCGCGTTTGGCGCATTCTGAATTTTGAGCGAGGTATATCGCTGCGGGGAACCGTAGCAAAGTTTTTTTGTCTGGCTGTTTTATTTCTGTTCACTGTCGTTTCCTAGATAGATTTTGTAGTCAGTTTTTTTCGCGCGCGCGCGTTAATCGCACGCGCACGGAGTTGTTCTGGTGTTTGTGGTATTACATGTTTTTGCCTTTCCTGTTTGATTGATGTGTGTTTGTCAAGGTTTTGGTTTTTTAGCCAGTTATCATAGTACTTTGGCGGTTTTTGCGGTTTCCCGTTGATGATGACTCTGTCATGATCGTAGATGTTAGTGCCGTGTTTTTCTAGGAAGAGTTTGCCGATGGCGGCTTGCCTTCCTGTTTGACGGCCACCGCCGTTACTGATGAATGCTCTCGGTTGGACCATGTCCACGAGTTCGCCGCTTTCGCGGTCTAGCTGAGTATATCTGTGCTTATAGCCGAGTTTTTTTGTAACGTAAGATGCGGTGTATTGTGCTGTTTGAAAGGTTAATGCTCCTACTGAGACATTGCCTTTACCCCATACCTCGTAGAGTGTAGGGTTCGTCCACAAAAGAAAAGGTTCCGTTTTAATAATGGTTCTATTTTCTTGGAATGCGTGCCCGAAGATGCACGCGTGATAATGTGGACGATTGGTTTTGTCTCCGTATTCTCCAACGGAGTAATAACGGAGAGGTCCGACTCGCTTACGGAGTCGTTTCCAGAAGTCTTGTAAGTGTTTGTAATTAAGGTTTTGGTCTGGTGGTTCGTGTTCTGGCGAATACGTGAGTGTTACGAACGAGTTGAATTCCCACAGGGAAGCCTCATTCGTGATGCGGACTGCCCATTGCCGGGCGTGTTCTTCACGGCAGAGGATGCATTTGCCGCACGGGATCTCGAGATATTCGTGCGTTGGGTCCTTGGGTAGCTTCTGAAAGTAAAGAGGCCGTCCAATGGACGGCCTGTAGGCGGTCAGCGGGGCGGCGCACGGCATTAGAGCCGTCGTCCACCACGCAGTACCATTGACGGGCTGTTAATCGCCCTGGTGCGGGACTTCGCCCGCTTGTAGCTTCGGTTGTGTTTCCGGAAGCTGGATTTCGATCGCATGGAATGCTCCTGGGTTAGGGTGAATCGGCTACAGACCGATTCTAGGGGGTTAGGGTGACGGTGTCACCTAGCCCTTCTAGATCAAGTAGGAGAAGGGCTAGGCGACTATCGTCGCTTACGTATTGCGTTCCTCATAGAGGATCGCTTCGTTCAGGTCAACGATGTTTGCGCGCATTCTCTGAATGCTGCTTTTACGTGCTTTCCGGTACAAACTTACCGTTGGCACCGGCGTTGCTTCCAGATCGGAGAGTTGCTTCATAGTTTTCTCCCGAAGCGCGAGCAATTTCTGGAGCATAAGGTTGGGAGGTGTCCCGACGAGTTCGAATGAGGGTGCTGCAGTCGCAGACGAACTCTTTGTCGCCGATAAGATTTCCTTGGTCATCGATTTCCCCGAGTGAGTATAGTTCAAAGTGATGAGGCGCTTGCGCAATCGCGTTTTGGTTGTCTGGTCGGTTGATCTCCTGAGAGACACCGGCCATGACTTCCTTATCGCTAGGCGCGAAAAATGGTACTAGAAAGTACCCGATTAACCGATCTCTAATCGCAAAGATTTTCACGTTGTGGTTTCCTTACTTTCGGCAGGTTTTGACAGCGGATTAAGCGTGGCATTTATCTGTTCTGGTGTCAAGTTCAACAGATCATCCACGTTGAGAGCGCGTAGCGCTTCGGGGAGTTCTCCCCTGTAGATCTCGAGCATGCGAGCAGCTTCGATCATGTCCCGTAGATCGTTTGGTACTTCGGACATATCCATACCGTAATGTGGTGTTTTCATCCCTTGCGGGATTGTCCCATAGACGCCATAGCGCTTCACGATCACGTTAATATCCGTGTCGTTAGCTCCTGACTGATCGGTTTCCGAAGGAAGGTCGTTGATCGATGCCAACAGGTTCGCGCGTTTTTTGTACTGTTCGTAATTGAGTTTCATGTCAGTTTCCTTTCTTAATTGCGTTGATTTTCTGGATCATGTCGAGTATAGCACCGCCGAGAGTATCGCTACCGCGACCGGCTTCCATCTCTTCGATGAGCCGGGCTTGCATTTTTGCCGACGGTGTTTGCAGTTCCTTAAGCAGAGTTTCAATACCTGACGCCGCTTTCTGATAAGGGAGCATTTCGCGAAGTTGAGTCGCTTGTTCCCTTAACTGTGCGGCCTGTGCGTCGGACACTTTTCCAGCTTTCTCAAGCTGGTTAATCTCCGCAACGATCTTGTCTACTTCCGCAGACATACGGTTTGATTCCTGCGTCGACCGGAAACCCAGTTCCGGTATATTTGCTGCGGAATGTGCCGCCGTATAATCCGCTTCGGCGGATGCTTTCCTCGCTTGCTGTTGCGTGAGTTGAATTTGCGCAACTTGCATTGCTTTGGTAGCGGCGCTAGAAACGCCGCGTGCCATTGCGTCTACAGGTTCCACTGATGCCGCTGAAACATTGGGAGTGCTCGCGCCTCCCTGTGAGAATGCCAGCATGGGATTCATGCCGGCTGCTTTCATATCTTCCATGCCACGTTGCCATGACGTGTTTGACATTCGTTCTTCCCACGATTGCTGTTCGCGTGGCAGCGCGATGTTTGCCTTGTTTGCTTTTTTCTGGGCGCTGCTTCCAAGCGCCCCTCCTATGAGGTCGCCGGCGAAGCCAATAATCGGCCCGCCGAGTCCTTTTAGTGCTTTTTTGAGTCCCATTAGAAACGCACCAGTCCAGGAACACCGTAGGTCGGCAGGAGTCGTGCGACCGTGTTGTCGTGAAGAATATCCATGATGATTTGTGCTGACCACTGGTCGGCAGAATCAGTAGCCAGTGAGCGTTCCAAGGTTTCCTGCGTCTTATCGACAATGAACGCGGTATTTAGTCCCGGTTCCGACGCGAATTCTTCGGAGTAATGCCACCAGTCAAGAGGGGCGGCTGCTGTTGATCGTAGGACGCCCGTAATTTCGTTTGGGGTGTATCGCATTTCTGCGTATCTTTCCTGATATCCCCACACAGCATTGGACGGCGTGTTGTTGGCCGGCTGATAGAGTTCCTGAGTTGCAACGGCTTGCTCCCCGATGTTTGCAAATACGGGATCGGGGAAATCAAGTCGAGTTGTTCGGCGCCAGTGCCGGCGCGTTCCCTGCTGATACGTAGGAGTAGCGCGTGCCACGGCGAGGCCGATGATGTAGCCGTGTTCTTCCGAGGCATAGGTAAACGTCCTTTTGTGTCCGGATGCGTGCATTTCTGCACCGAGGTTGCCGAGTGGTGATTCGCCAGTGGCTGCATCGTAGGTTGCAGTCTGAGCGATAGGATTAACGGTAACGGAAATCTTGCTTCCGCCGAGATATTCCGGGATTTGGAGTCTGTAGTCTTTCGCGCGCACGCCCCAGTGGGCCATGAGGTTTTCCACGTAGCGGCTACCGCCGCGTGCGTCAAGTTCCAGCAGCCGCTGCGTTGTGACCGCGAGGCGGATACTGTTGATTGTTGCGGCTGTCGCTGCCGACAGGTCCGCGACGAGTCCTGAGTCTTCCCACTGCTGCCGCGTGGGCGTCGCTGAGGTTCCGTTAATCAGGTTGTAGGGTGAACCGGTGTCCACGAAGTTCACCGTGGACGCGCCGAGGTTTGTGCCAAGTGCACGAGCGAGCCCCGCGCCGCCTTCGTTGATGAAGCTGGGGAAAGCGCCGGACGTTGCCGGTATGACGGGGGCGGTTGTGCCGAGAGGCATTGTCACCGGACTACCTTTCTGTGCCCAAGGCAGAGAGGAGGTGAAGTAGTCGTGACGTTTGTTGATGCGGAGCGCTTGCATTGCCCACGGCGAGCCGTTGGTTATTGTGTCGCTTCCGGCGCTGGTCCACGTGTCGGACCACGTCCATTCCGGTTGAAGGTTCTGATCTCTGTACCACTGGTTGTAGATCGTGAAGTAGCCGAAGA